TTATTGCTCAGATGATCCTTGCGGTACTGACACCAATCCTTGCTTATGCAGGTTTGACAGTTAAAGATCTGACTACATGGCAGGCACTTGGTGATTTGCTAATGGGTGCATTGAGTAATCCTTATGTACTTGGATTAGTTGTAGTCAGTGTATTCAATGCGGTGACGGATCCAACCACAAGTGGAGTTGCAGACAGCGAACAAGCGCTGACATATACAAAACCTAAAGAATAGAGTAAAGCCAGGTGCAATGCCTGGCTTCTTTTTTTTTGAATTTATGATAGAATTTTGTGCGAAAAGCGTGGAATGATTTTGGAACGAAATTTTCAAAAACCTCAAAAAATCAAAAGAGTGAAATCGCATATTTATGCGAAAAAATGAGGTTTATAGGATGCGTAAAACCCTATTAATCAATTCCCGTCGCTCGCTTTTTATGATGAGGGGAATATGTATGTCACAAACAAAGGATATGACAATTGGCAATCCTTCTAAGCTGATTCTTGCTTTTGGAATGCCGTTACTTGCGGGAAACTTATTGCAACAGCTCTATAACATGGTCGATACGATCGTTGTTGGCAGAGGCGTGGGCGTGGATGCTTTAGCTGCTGTTGGAGCTACGGGGTCGATTAACTTTCTTGTGCTTGGCTTTATTATGGGTATGGCACAAGGCGTTTCCATATTAGCTGCACAATTCTTTGGCTCTAAAGATTATC